AAGTGGTAAATTTAGAAAGTGAAAAAAATACTTTATTACAAGAATTAAATAAAGCTAGAAATTTTGAAACTGGATTATTTTCTACAAAACAAAAAGAGTTTGAAAATAAAATAAATGAAAGAAAATATGATATTCAAGAACTTGAAAGTGAGAATTATTCTTTACAAGAACAAATTAACAAAAAAAATGAAAGACTTGAATATAAAGATAAAATCATCAATAACTCTAATAATATTTTAAAAGAGGCAAAAAATAAAATAAATCGTTTAGTTGCAAAATTACAAAATTCAAAAAATTCTAAAAAAGAATTAAAGTTAGAAATTAGAAAAACTTATAAAGAATATTTATTTGAAATAAATAATTTTGAAAGTCAAATAAAAGATAAAAATCAACTTATAAGTGAACAGAAACAAATATTAAAAGAAAAAAATAAAAAAATAAAACAAGTTACTAATATAATAAAAGAGTTAAAAATAAAAAATGATAAGAGTAACGAAGTAATCAATGAGTTAAATAATAAATTACAACAAAGTGAAAATTCTTTAATTGTAGAAAATGGTAAATTTCAAAAAAAAATTGATAGTAAAGAAAATACAATATTAGAGTTACGAAGTGAAATGGATATACTTTCAAATCAAGTAACCGCATTAACTGAAACAGCTCAAGATAAATCTACTTTAGAAAAAAAATTACAAGAAGCAGAACAATTTCAAGATGTGGTTAAAAATACAAAAATGAATTTAAAACAAGTTCCACAAATGAAATCAAAATTATTAAATACAGATAATTTAATTTCAATGTTAAAAGAGGTATCAAAACAAAAACAAGGTCCAAAACCATTGCCTTGGAAACAATGGATAGAAATACCAGAAAATAAATATTTAAATGAATTAAATCATAAAATAGCTAAAAAAATATTTAATGAAAATAATAATTTATATTTAGATGATGATGAAAAAAGAGACCAATATCAATCTTTGAAAAGATATGATAAAATTAATACTCGTTTTGAAATAAAAACTCCTAATAAATTATTACCTTTAACAATTCCTAATTTGTTAGGATATTATTCATCTCAGACATTAGCAGAAACTCTTTCAGATGGTGATGATATTACAGAGTGGAAAGATTTAAGTCCAGTTAAAAATCATTTAGTTACACCTGGTTCAACTCATGGTGGTGATACATCGGGTTTAAAACAAGCAGCTAGTGGAACACCTGGTGCTCCATCGTATAATGCTGGTTCAGGTAGTGCGTTTTTCAATAGGAGAAATCCAAGTAGTGAAAAAGCTGATTATATGAATTTTAAAAACACGATGAATTTAGATGAATTTTCAGCTTTTGTAGTTTTAGAAGCCAGTTCTTCTACAGGAACTCAACAACAAGATATATTCATGGAAATAGAAGAAAACAGTCAGCTTGAGTTAACTATGCAATCAGGTGGTGCTAGTCAAGCACTATTTAGGGGTGATGATGGGACAACTGATACGGGTAATGTTACTATTAACTTAGACCCTGATGTTCAAAAGTCAACAAGAACATTATTGACATTTATAAAAGAAAAATTCAAAGGTGGAACAAGTAAGTTAAATGTATATCTTAATAAAACATTAGTAGGAACTGAGACAAGTAATTATAATGATGATGTTCCTATTAAAGTTCAACAAGTGGGTAATTCTAATTTCTTGCAGGGACTTAAAGCTCATTTATATGAATTAGCAATATATGAAAGGGATTTAGGTGATAAGGAACGAGACAAATTACAAGACTATTTCATTAATAGAACAAATATAAGCACATAGGATAAACAATGGCTGTTCAACAAATAACACATAAAAAAATTACGAAGTTTGATACTTCTAATCCTAATTATAAAGAAACACCTAAACCAAAGGTTGAAGTGAATGGTAATGTTAGAGAAGATGAAGATGTGTATGGTGAGAAAAAACATACTTATACACCTGAACCAAATGGTAATTTAAAAATGGAAGAGTTAATGGGTAAGATGTTAAACAAGTTGGATAACATACCTGGTGGAAGTCAAACAGGTGTGAAAGCCATTGAAGTAGACATTAAAAAAGAAATTGCAATTGGTAAAGCTGATATGAGTAGTATTAAGTCAGAAGAAGTAAAGGGTAAGGTAAACAATAAACTTGATAAACTTAAAAAACTGAGAAGACGAAATGGCAGTAAATAAGATTACAAATAAACAAGCGGTAAACACTGAATTAGTCAATAGAGCTAATCAAGTTTCTACAAAAACTACGACTGTTAGAGGTAATCGTGAAACTACAATTATACCTGGTAATAACTCCTCAGATAATTACGCTATAACACTTAAAGATGTTGATACATCTGTTTTGAATCATGTTAAAAATGTAATGAAACCAATAGTTAGAGAAGCTAATGAAACATTTAAAGTTCCTGTTTATTATGGTAATGAGGAAAGATGGAAAGCTGTTAGAAAAAGAGGAGTATTAAGAGATAAAAATAATTCATTAATACTTCCATTAATAATGTTAAGAAGAACAGAAGTTGCAAGAAATGATTTATCAGGCCAAGGATTTCCACACGATGTTAAAAATAAATTTGTTGATGTTGTGAGAAACAATAAATGGGGTAAAGAAAATCAATATGATAGATTTTCAGTTCAACAAGGAGTTCAACCTGTTTTTGAAAACATTGTGACTGGAATGCCTAACTATTCAGATATAACATATGAATTTGTATTATGGACAAACTTTATAGAACAAATGAATCCATTAGTGGAGTCTTTCTTAGACCAATCACACACTTATTGGGGTAATACTACTGATAATAAATTCATATGTACAATCGATAGTGTATCAGATGCTTCAGAAATGAACCAAGATGGTGAGAGATTTATAAAATCAACATTTACAGTTACATCAAAAGCTTATTTATTACCAGAATACCTAAATTCAGTGGTAACAAACAAAGTATCAAATATGCAAAAATTCACAACAGTATCAAAAGTTAGTTTTGATTTTGAAAGTAATGCTACAGATGAACAAGTAGGAAAATAAATCACTTGTTTAAATTTTTTATATATATTTATATATAAGTAAACAATGGAGGTTATAATGTCAGAAGAAGTAAAATTCACAGAGGAAGAAATAAAACAAGTTCAAGGTATTCAAACAAATTATGCAAATATACAAAATGCTTTTGGACAATTAAAACTAGCTCAAATCAGATTAGAGGAACAAGAGATTGATTTAGAAGAATCTCTAAAAAATATTCAATCAGATGAAAAGAAATTTCTTGATGGAATTACAGAAAAGTATGGACAAGGAACTTTAAATCCTGAAACAGGTGTATTCACACCGAATAAATCTGAATAATCGAAAAAAAATTATCGTTTGGGAGTTTAATCATATATTTATATATGAATAATACTAATGCGCAAAAAATAGTATTTACCCCAAAAATTAATAAGTTAACTTAGGAGAATTTCAATGGCCGAAAAAATAGTAAGTCCTGGTGTATTTACGAATGAAATAGACCAGACATTTTTACCGGCTGCTGTGGCTGAAATCGGAGCCGCTATCGTTGGTCCAACACTCAAAGGACCAGCTGGTATACCAACCACTGTAACATCATTTACTGAATTTCAACAAGTATTTGGTGATACATTTAAAAGTGGTTCGGAATCATTTCGATTTCTAACAGCCCATGCAGCTGAAGAATATTTAAGAAACTCAGATTCACTGACGGTAGTCAGAATTATGGATGGAACAACAAGTCCTGCTACAGCTAGTGCAGGTGTAACGGGTAGTGTTACTGGTGCAACATTTGCATCTGGTGCGTTTTCATTTACAGCAAATCCTGATGGTGTTGATGATGTAGCTGGTGACCCTGATGAATTTACACTTGGTGGTGTATCATTTGTATTCGTATCATCATCTGCGGGATTAGTCAATACATCCACACAAAAATTTGTTGCGTTTGGACAAGGACACTCTCCTGTAGCACACGCTACTGCATCTGCTGTTGCTAATTTAGTTACAGCTATTAATGCAGCTACTATTGCTGGAGATTTAAGTATCTCAGCTTCACGAAAAGGTACTACATCAAATGTTAATGGTGTCTTATCTTTAACAGGTTCAAGTGCTGGTACTGGTGCTAACTTAGCCGTTACAACTGGTTCAGGTGCTGGAACAACATCAACAACCGCTAATTATGTAAAACAAGTAGCAAATAATTTGACATCACAAATATCAGCTAATGATTCCGATTTGGGTGGTACAAGTGGGTTAGGATTAGTTGGTGGAACTAATTCAACTTCAGCTGAAAATTCATTTACATTGAAAACAATAGCTGATGGAACAATTATGAACAATTCAGATAGTACTTCAAGAACAAATAATCTTCTTGTTAGTGGTTCAGTTCATAATATTAGGTTTGAAGTTTCAAATGTAAATTCTAACAAAGGTACATTTACTCTTGCAATTAGAAGAGGTGATGATAATGTTAAAAGAAAACAAACAATAGAGACCTATACAGGTATTAATCTTGACCCTAATTCACCAAATTATATCGCTAAAGCGGTTGGTGACCAAAGACAAGCTGTTTATTTTGATAGTGAAGGTAAACCATATTTAGACTTAACTGGTTCATTCGCAAATAAATCAAGATTCGTAACTGTTGAAAGTATTAAAAATACAATTGATTATTTAGATGAAAACGGAAACATAAGAATAAATTCATTGTCATCTTCATTACCAACAGCTGGAAGTGGTTCACTTAATGGTGGTTTTGGTGGTGGTGCCGATGGAGTTAGTGGTTTCGATGCATTAGGTCATGCGAACGGTACGGTAAAACAAGCTGAGTTTTATGAAAACATAGGTGCTAACACACAAGGATTTACACCAAATGATTTAACAACCGCAGATGGTGGTAAAGCTTATTCAGATGCTATTGATTTATTAAACAATCAAGACGAGTTTGATTTTAATTTACTATTGTTACCTGGTTTGATTCATAGTCTACATAATCCT